CCCGGTCACAAGCCGCATTTCGAACCCTCGCTGCACCGCATCCGCTTTGCCAGCGGGGCGCAGGCGCAGCTATTCTCGGCGAGCGAGCCCGAAAGCCTGCGCGGTCCGCAGCACAGCCACGCCTGGTGCGACGAGATCGGCAAGTGGCCGCTGGCGCATGAACGGGCGACACGCTGCTGGGACAATATGCTGCTCGGCCTCAGGCTGGGCAGCGATCCGCGCATCGCCGTCACCACCACCCCGCGCGCAGTGCCGCTGGTGCAGCGGCTGATGGCGCAGGCGACCAGCGGCGAAGTCGTGATCACGCGCGGTTCGACGATCGACAACACCGAACATTTGGCCAAGCGTTTCATGGAAGCCATCGCCACCGAATTTGCCGGCAGCCATCTCTCCCGGCAGGAGATCGATGGTGAATTGCTGGAGGATATCGACGGCGCGCTGTGGACCCGTGCGCTGCTGGAAGAGACACGTGAAACCGGCCCGGTGCCGGATCATGCGCGCATCGTGGTCGCAGTCGACCCGCCCGCCGGAACCGGTGGTGACGAATGCGGGATCATCGTCGCCGCGCTGGGCGAGGACGGGATCGCCCGGGTGCTGGCGGATTGCTCGGTCACAGGCGCCGCGCCCGACGTCTGGGCGCTGAAGGTCGCCGAAGCGGCGCAGCAATGGGGTGCCGACCGGGTGGTGGCCGAAGCCAACCAGGGCGGCGCGATGGTCGAAAGCGTGTTGCGCGCTGCCGATCAGGCTCTGCCGCTGCGGCTGGTCCACGCCACGCGCGGCAAGGTGGCGCGGGCCGAACCCATTGCCGCGCTCTATGCCGCCGGGCGGGTGCGCCATGCCGGCCAGTTCGCGCGGCTGGAGGATCAGCTGTGCGGCCTCTTGGTCGGTGGCACCTACGCCGGCCCCGGCCGCAGCCCCGATCGCGCCGACGCGCTGGTCTGGGCGATGACCGAACTGATGCTCGGCCGCAGCGCTCGGCCGCGACTGGTGCGGTTCGACTAGCGCTTGCGGATACCCGCCAAACCAAAGGAACTTCCATGGCATTGCTCGACATCTTCCGTTCCGCCTTCAAGGGCGGGGCGCCATCCCGCGTGCCGCTTGCACAGGGCATGATGGCAGGCTGGATCCCGGCCTTCGAAAACGGCTTCGGCCCTGAAGGATACGACTACGCCCGCGCGGTCGAGGAGAGCTTTCTCGCCAACCCGATCGCCCAGCGTTCGATCCGGATTGTCGCCGAAGGGGTCGGGCAGGCACCATTTGCCAGTTCCGATCCACGCCTTGCCGCGCTGGTGAACGCCACCAGCGCCGGGCAGTCACTGATCGAAACGCTGGCGGCACACCTGCTGCTGCACGGCAATGGCTATGTGCAGATCATCAAGGACGCCGCAGGCGTGCCGGTAGAGCTGTTCGCGCTGCGTCCCGAACGGGTCAGCGTGGTGACCGGCCCGGATGGCTGGCCCTGCGCTTATGACTACACCGTGCAGGGCAACCGCACCCGCATTGCGGTGACGGACGAGGATGGCTGGCCCGGGATCATCCCGATCCGGGCGATGCATCCGCTCGACGATCATCGCGGGGCCGGCGCGCTCGAAGCGGCGCATCAGGCGGTGACGATCCACAATGCCGCAGCGCGCTGGAACCGCGCGCTGCTGGAGAATTCGGCGCGGCCCTCGGGTGCGCTGGTCTACGAGAGCGGCGATGGCATGGCGCTCGCCCACGAGCAGTTCGAGCGGCTGAAGCGCGAGCTCGAAATCGCCTTCTCGGGCGCGGCCCACGCCGGGCGTCCGATGCTGCTTGACGGCGGGCTGAAGTGGCAGAGCATGGCGCTCTCGCCCGCCGACATGGATTTCGCCACGCTCAAGAGCGCCGCCGCGCGCGACATCGCGCTCGCCTTCGGGGTGCCGCCGATGCTGCTCGGGCTGCCGGGTGACAACACCTATTCGAACTACCGCGAGGCCAACCGCGCGCTGTGGCGGCTGACGCTGCTGCCGCTGGCCGAAAAGCTGTTTGCCGCACTGCGCGAAGGCCTCGCCCCGTGGTTCCCGGATGCCGAACTCGGGATCGATCTCGATCGCGTCCCTGCCCTGTCCGAGGATCGCGAGCGGCTGTGGTCGCAGGTGTCCGACGCCGATTTCCTGACCCGCGCCGAAAAGCGCCAGATGCTGGGCCTGAGCCCCGAGGAGAATGCCCCATGAGCCGCGAAGACATCCTCGCCAGCCTGATGGCCCAAGCGCGCGAGGAAGGAGCCGAACTGGTCACCTTGCGCGCCATCGTGGAGGAAGCGAGCGTACTCGCCACCGACCGCGTGCTGGACCGGCTCGGGCTCGGCGATGCCGGGGCCGAGGGCGACCTGATGGAACTGCGCGAGCTGCTGAGCGCCTGGCGCGACGCCAAGACCAGCGCATGGAAGGCGCTGGTCGACTGGATCATCCGCGGGGCGCTGGCGCTGCTGCTGATCGGCATCGCGGTGCGGCTCGGCGCGTGGGACATGCTGTGAGCGCGGCGCTGCGATTTGCCGGTTATGCCGCGCTGTTCGACATCGCCGATGCCGGGCGCGACACCATCCGGCGCGGAGCCTTTGCCCGCACGCTGGCCGCGCGCCAGTCGCCCCTGCCGCTCTACTGGCAGCACCGCCCCGACCAGACCATCGGCGTGATCGAACAGGTGGCCGAGGACGCGCGCGGCCTCAGGATCGTCGCCCGGATCGACCGCCCGGCCAGCCGGGCGGCGCTGCTGCTGAAGCAAGGCGCGGTCAGTGGCCTCAGCTTCGGCTTCCGCACCCGCGCCGCCCGCCAGACCGATGAAGGGCGCGAGTTGCTCGAAATCGACCTGTTCGAGGTGAGCCTGGTTACCAGCCCACTCCAGCACGGAGCCAGGGTTCACCTTGTCACCTGACCCACACGGACATCACCACCCACAATCCATTCCCACCGGCCGCCATTGGGGCGGCCTTTTTTCTGCCCAACCGAAAGGCCCTTGCCCCATGGAGAATACCCCCACTGTCACCCCCATCGCCGTCGCTGCCACCGATCCGCTGGAGGCCAGCTTCGACATCGTCACCCGTCAGGACCGCGCCGAGGCCGATATCGCCAGCCTGCGCGGCGATGTTGACGAAGTGAAGTCGCGCCTCGACAAGGTCGCCCGCGCGGCCTCGCGCCCCGTCATCGGCGGTGGGCAGGCGAGCGACAGCCCCGAAGTCAAAGGCTTTGTCGACGGCTATCTGCGCCGTGGCCGCGAGACCGAGATCAAGTCGATCAACGGCGCCACCCCGGCCGATGGGGGCTATGCCGTGCCGCGCCAGATCGACGCGCTGATCGCCGCCCAGCTGCTCGACATCAGCCCGATCCGCGCCATCGCGCAGGTGGTCCAGACCGGCACTGCGGGCTATCGCAAGCTGGTCGCCACCGGCGGCACCGCCTCGGGCTGGGTCAGCGACACTGCCCCGCGCCCGGAAACGGCCACCACCCGGTTCGCCGAAATCGCCCCGCCCTCGGGCGATCTCTACGCCAATCCGGCCGCGAGTCAGGCGATGCTCGATGATGCCGCTTTCGACATCGAAACCTGGCTCGCCAACGAAATCGCGCTCGAATTCGCCCGCGCCGAGGGGTCCGCTTTCGTCAACGGCACCGGCACCAACCAGCCCGAAGGCTTCCTGACCGGCGCCAAGGCCACGGCCGAGGACGGCGTGCGCGCGTTCGGGACGCTCCAATATGTCGGCTCGGGCAGTGCGACCGGCCTCGGCACCGCGCTCGATGCCAAGCTGATCGACCTGATCCATGCGCTCAAGTCGGGCCACCGCCAGGGCGCGAGCTTCGTGATGAACTCGGCCACGCTTGCCAATGTCCGCAAGCTCAAGACCGCCGATGGTGCGTTCCTGTGGCAGCCGGGCCTGGTGGAAGGTCAGCCCGACAGGCTGCTCGGCTATCCGGTGATCGAGGCCGAGGACATGCCCGATGTCGCCGGCGGGGCCTTCCCGATCGCGTTCGGCAACTTCCGCCACGGCTATCTTATCGCCGAACACAGCGCCACCAGGGTGCTGCGTGATCCCTTCACCAACAAGCCGTTCGTGCATTTCTACGCGACGCGGCGGATCGGCGGGAAGGTGCTCGATTCGAACGCCATCAAGCTGCTGAAGATCGAAGCCTAGGCCCCCGCCAGGCTTCGCTGTCCCGGCCCGGTAGAGCGCCCCTTCGCTCCCGCGCCGGCATCTCGCGCCCGCATCGCTCCAGGCCATCCCCCGCCTGACGCGGCGATGCGGGCGCACTTCGTTTTGATCAGAATGTGGGAGAACCCGCGATGCAGCGGACAATCGTGCAGCCACCGGTGCCCGGCGAGGCCGCGCTGGCAGAGCTGAAGCACTGGCTTGCCATCAGCCGGCCGGACGAGGACGCCGCGCTTACGCGGCTACTGGAAACCAGCGTGACCATCTGCGAGGCCTTCACCGGCCAATCGCCGTTGCGCCAGACAGTGGAGGAAATCGTTCCCGTCAGCACCGGCTGGCAGGAACTGGTGGCACGCCCGGTTCAGGCGCTGGTGGCTGCGGCGACCATCGCCGCGGACGGCACCCGCACCACAATCGACGCGCCCGAACTGGTGATCGAACTGCGTGTTGCGGGCAGCGCCTGCGTGCGTCTTGCCCAACCGCTCGAAGCGCGGGCGGTGGCGCTTCAGCTCAGCGTCGGCATCGTCGCCGATTGGGACGCGCTGCCCCCGCCGCTGGCGCAGGGCATCATCCGTCTTGCCGCGCACCATTACCGCGACCGCGACAACAAGGGCAGCGCCGTGCCGCCAGCAAGCGTCACCGCGCTGTGGCGTCCGTGGCGTCAGGTGCGGCTCGCATGATCCGCGCCAGCGTGCCCGGCGCCGCGCTGGTCCGACGCCTGCAACTACGCGCCCAGCGCCTCGCTGATCGCCACCTGCGTGCAGCCCGTCGCCGGGGCCGCACCAGCTGGCACTCGCCTGCCGCGCTGTGGCCCGATTTTATCGACAATAATCCGGAGAGCTGAGCGCCATGGAAAACGACCTGCGCGCCGCCCTGATTGCCTGGCTGCGCTCCGATCCGGCGCTCGCCGGGATCAACACCATCGCCGAAGAGGCACCGCTCAGCACGAGCCCGCCATGGCTCGGCATTGCCGCGAGTGCATCGATCGACTGGGGGACCAAGGACCGGCCGGGCCGCGAGACGCGGATCGCGCTGGAGCTGGAAACCCGCACCGATCTGACCGCCGCCGACGCAGCGCTGCTTGGCGCGATCGAGCGCCGCGTGCTGGCCCTGCCGCCATTCCAGCCGGGATTCGAGCTCGCCTCGATCCGCTTCCTGCGTTCGCGCAGCGAGGCCCGCGACGACAATCGCCGCGGCGCGCTGCTCGAATTCCGCTTCCGCATTCTCGCCCCCATCACGGAGTAAGCCCATGCCTGCACAATCCGGCTCTGCCTTCCTGCTCAAGATCAGCGACGGCGCCACGCCTCCTGCCTACCAGACCGTCGCCGGCCTTCGGACCACGCAGATGTCGATCAACGGCGATACTGTCGTGGTCACGCACAAGGGTTCGGGCGGCTGGCGCGACCTGCTTTCTGGCGCTGGCACCCGCTCGGTCTCGGTCAGCGCGGCGGGGATCTTCCTCGGCAGCGCCGCCGAAAGCGCGGTGCGCGCCCATGCGCTGGCCGGGACGCTCGACGACTATGAACTCTCGTTCGAGGATGGCGAGAAGCTGCGCGGAAGGTTCCTGGTGCAGCGGCTCGACTATGCCGGGGATTTCAACGGCGAGCGTAGCTACACTCTCCAGCTGGAAAGCTCGGGGCCGGTGATCGCGGCATGAGCCCTGCCGCCAATCCCTTGCGCGGCGAATGCGATATCGTGATTGCCGGGCAAACCCACCTGCTGCGCCCGAGTTTCGAGAATCTCGTCCTCGCCGAGGCCGAACTGGGATCGCTGTTCGCGCTGGTCGAGCGGGCGTCGCAAGGCGCGCTGACGCTGGCGGAGATGACGGCCTTGCTGTGGCATTGCCTCCCCGCCGACAGCCGACCCGAACGCGCTGTCGTGGGTCAGGCGGTGCTGGCGATGGGGCTGGTAAACGCCACCCGCCCGGTGCGCGCCATTCTGGCTCAGGTGCTTCAGGGCGAAGCGTGAGCGCGACTTTCGCCGACGCGGCCCGGCGCTGCTGCGCACTGTCCGCGAGGCTGCTGGGCTGGCGTCCCGGCGATTTCTGGACAGCGACCCCGGCTGAACTCGCAATGGCGCTCGCCGACCCTTCCGACCCCGCCAACCCGGCCCCACCGAACCGCGACCTGATCGCCCGGATGATGGAGTGCAACCCCGATGGATGACAATTTCGACGCCCTGGTGATCGACGTGCGCGCCAGCACTGACGGCTTTGCCGCCGACGTGGAAACGATGCGCCGCTCGCTCGACACATCGCTGCTGGACGGTTTCGGGCGGGCGGGCAACGTGCTCGAAAACGGCCTGCTGTCCGCCTTGCGGCGCGGCAGCCTCGGGTTCGACGATTTGAAGCGGGTGGCCTTTCGCGCGCTCGACGAGATTGCCTCCCATGCGCTGCAATCGGGCCTCGCCAATATGTTCGGCGGCTCGGGCTCGGGCTCCGGCGGACTTGGTGGGCTGATCGGCCAGTCGCTCGGCGCATTGCTCGGCCTGCCGGGCCGGGCGACCGGCGGTCCGGTGTCGCCAGGGCGCGCCTATCTGGTCGGCGAAAATGGGCCGGAAGTGTTCCTGCCCACTGCCTCGGGCCGGATCGAGCGCGGCGGCGCTGACGGCATCGGACAGGGGCGCGAGGTGAATGTCGCGATCCAGCTTGCCGTGCCGCGCGGCACCGCCGCGCCGACTGCGATGCGCCGCTCGTCACGCCAGATCGCCAGCGCGGTCCGCCGCACCCTCCAGCAGGTCCGATAGAGGAAATTCCATGGCATTCTGGCTCGCCCGCGAACGCCGCGCACAGGAAAGCGGCTTCATCCAGCGCTTCGATCCGCGCTTCTGGACCGTCAACTTTCCGCGCCCGGCGATGGGTTCAGTGGTAACGCTCGGCCCCGATGCCTTGCGGGTCGATATCGAGCTGCATCATGCGGGAGAGTTGGTCGGGCTGATCTGGGACAGCGTGGATGTGCTCGATCATCCGCTGCTCGCCTACCAGACCGACCGCGACTATTCGCACACCACCTTGAGCTTCCGCTGGCAGTCACAAGGGGTGATTCCGCTCGACCAGCCCAACGGGCCGACCCTGACGATCGAGGGTCGCGACGCAAGCGGCACCGCCCGCACCTGGTTCGTTCGGCTGTGGAATTACGCCGAAGGCACACCCACCGACGCGCGTATCACCCTGCCTTTCTCGGCGCTCGAAGCGGGCTTTTCCTTGCCCGGCGAGCCGATACATCCGGACGATATCGACCGCATGTTCATCTCGCTGGTGGCGCCGGGCTATGCCGCGGGCAGCACCGCGCCGCTGCCCGCGCGGTTCAACGGCTCAGTGACCATGAGCGACATCGCCACCGATGGCGGGCGCGGAATGCTCGAAATCGGCGATGTGCTGCTGCCCCCGCATGGCGAGCGCATGGCGACCGCCTATGACGATGCCTACAACCAGACCCCGGCGCGGCTGATCCGGGCGATCACCGGTCTCGGGTATCGGGATGATCTGGTGCACTATGTCGGCATGAGCCACTTCATGCGGCTCGAACGGCAGGCGGGCGGCGGCTTGCTTGTGCCTGCATCCGGCGCGCTGTGCGAACCGGCGCTGGCGTGGCACCGCAGCTTTCTGGAACTGGCGCGCGCTGCCGGTCTCGAAGTGATCGCCTCACTCTCCTACGAGCTGTTCGACGCCTATTGTCCCGAAGCATGGAAGCAACGCACTGCCAGCGGCGCGCCCGCGCTGACCGGATGGGTGCCCCCTTCCTCGCTGCTTTCCCCTGCCAACACAACAGCAATGGCCTGGCTAGCCGATTGCGCCGAGGCCTTCATCGGCCTGCTCGTCGAGGCCGGACTGCCGGTGCGCTTCCAGATTGGCGAGCCGTGGTGGTGGGTCACAGCCGCAGGCGAGATCTGCCTGTATGACGATGCCGCCCGTACGGCTTTTGGCGGGCAACCGCCGGTGATCGCGGACATGCGCGCGTCGCTCGATGCTTCTGCCATTGCGCTGCTCGATGCGGCCGGCGCGCTGCTCGCGCAGTCAACCGCCGATCTGACCACCGCGATCAGGGCCGCGAGTCCGGGCGGAGCCGAGGTGCTGCTGCTGGCCTTCACGCCGACCATCCTCGATCCCGCCATGCCCGAGCTGTACCGCGCCAACCTGCCCGAAGGCTGGGCCGCGCCGGCTTTCGACCGTTTGCAGCTTGAAGACTACGACTGGCTGACGTCCGGCGCCGATGCCGCGCGGCGCAAGGCCTATGCCTTTGTCGATGCACGCCTCGGCTATCCGGCGGCGGATCAGGACTATCTCAGCGGATTCGTGCTCGATCCGGCCGATGCGGAAGTCTTCTGGACCCGGATCGACCGCGGGCTCGACGAAGCCGCACAGCGCGCAATCGCCCGTCGCTACGTCTGGGCGCTGCCACAGATCAATCGTGATGGATACACCCGCCTTCCCCCATTTCCGGAGCAAGTCATGGATGCCTTCGACGATGTCCTTTATCCCTTTGCGCTGGGGCGCAGCACGTCTGTTGCCCCCGAATTCTCGACCTCGATCGCAGTCACCGCATCCGGTCACGAGCAGCGCAATGCCCTTTGGTCCGATGCGCGGGTGCATTTCGATGTCGGGCCGGGCATCCGCTCGGAGACCGAGCTGTCGGAACTGCTCGCCTTCTTCCGCGCCCGCCGCGGGCCGGCACGGGGCTTCCGGATCATGGATCCCTTCGATCACAGCTCGAATGGCATGACCGGCAACCCGACCATGTCCGATCAGTTGATCGGCACCGGTGATGGCCTTGCCGCCGACTTCCAGCTGACCAAGTCCTACGGAGTCGGGCCGGAGCCGCAGGTGCGGCCGATCACCCGCCCGCGCCCCGAAACCCTGCTGGTGAGCGTTGACGATATCGCGAGCACGGCCTGGACCCTGCGTGCGGGCGGCGTGCTCAGCTTCCTCTCCCCGCCACCCGCAGGCGCCAAGATCAGGGCCGGGTTTCTGTTTGATGTGCCGGTGCGCTTTGCCGAAGACCGTATCGACATATCGGCCGTCAACTTCGCGGCAGGCGAGGCGCCTTCGATCCCGCTGATCGAACTGCGCGAGGTAGCGTGATGCGCGTATTCTTCGACCGCGAGCTCGATACGGTCGCGACTTTCTGGCGGGTCTATCGCCGCGATGGTGTGATGCTGGCCTTCACCAGCCATGATCGCGATCTGGCGTTCGGCGGGATCACCCACCGCGCCGCGCCAGGCATGGTGCCCGCCGCGATCCGGCTGAGCGCGGACATCGGCAATGACAGCGCCGAGGCTGAAGGCGCGCTCAGCCATGCCTCGATCCGCGAGGCTGACCTTGCGGCGGGACTGTTCGACGCAGCAGCAATCGAGATCGGCGCGGTCGACTGGGAAACGCGCGATCATCATGTGCTCTACACCGGTGAGATCGGCCGGATCGAGGATGACCAGTCGCAATTCTCGGCCGAACTGAGATCGGGCAAGCAGCTACTCGAACAGGATCTTGTGCCGCGCACCAGCCCGACTTGTCGCGCCGAGTTCTGCGGCCCCGGCTGCGGCCTGTCTGCCGCGCGGTTCACCACTATCCACACGCTGGCCGCGATCGACCTGGATCGCAACCGGGTGCGGTTCGCGGGCGTACACGCGGCCAACCATGTCGACGGACGCCTGCGGTTTCAGGACGGACCGCAGACCGGCATCCGCTTCGACATCATTGATGCCGATGGCGACTGGCTGCTGCTCGACCGCCCGCTCGCACCCGGCACCTTGCCGGGCACCCGAGCGGAACTGACCGAGGGCTGCGATCACACCATCGCCACCTGCGCCGCGCGGTTCGGCAATGCCGCCAACTTCCGCGGCGAGCCGTTTTTGCCCGGCAACGACCTGCTCTCGCGCTACGGCCAGCCGTGACGGGCCCGACAATAGCCCTCGGCGAAGCCGCCGCACAGCTCGTCGGGTGCCGGTTCCGGCTGCACGGTCTTGACCCGGCAACAGGGATCGACTGCGTCGGCCTTGTTCATGCCAGCCTCGTCGCGATTGGTCGGCACCCGGTCCCCCCGCGAGGCTACGGTCTGCGCAACATCGCGATCGACCAGTGGCTTGAATTCGCGGCAAGATCAGGGCTGGAGCCGGTCGAAGGAAAGCCGGGTGCCGACGAGGTGCAGCTCGCCAGCCTGGGTTACGGCCAGCACCACCTGATGATCATCACTGGCGCGAACGAAGTGATCCATGCGCACGCCGGGCTGGCCCGGGTGGTGCGGCAACGGCGCGATCCCACGATGCAGATCCTTGCCCGGTGGCGGGTGCAACCAACCGCAGAAAGCTAGACTGATGGCGACACTCGTTCTTACCGCACTTGGCACAGCCATCGGAGGGCCGATCGGCGGCGCGATCGGCGCGCTGGTCGGACAGCAGGCCGATGCGATGATTTTCGGCGGCGGCAACCGCCAGGGCCCGCGTCTGCGCGAGCTGAATGTCAGCAGCTCAAGCTACGGCCAGCCGATTCCGCGCCATTTCGGGCGGATGCGGGTGCCGGGCGCGGTGATCTGGTCGACCGATCTGGTCGAGAGCAAGCGCAAGCAGAAGGGCCGCAAGGGTCAGCCCTCGACGACGGTCTATTCCTACTCCGCCTCTTTTGCAGTGGCTCTGTCCAGCACGCCGCTGGCAAGGCTCGGGCGGATCTGGGCGGACGGCAATCTGCTGCGCGGGGCGCAGGATGATCTCAAGGTCGGCGGCAAGCTGCGCTTCTATCCGGGCTTCGGCGATGACCCGGTCGATCCGCTGATCGCCGGTGACAAGGGCACGAGCGCGCCTGCCTTCCGCGATTGCGCCTATGTGGTGTTCGAGGATCTTGAACTGGGCGATTTCGGCAACCGCATCCCGGCGCTGAGTTTCGAGATTTTCGCGCATGGGGGCGACACCAGTGTGTCGCTCGCGCAGATGGTGCCCGGCGCGGTTTCGGAAACGGATACGACAATTGCCCATGCCCGCGGCTTTGCCGACGAAGGCGGCGCGCTGGCATCGACACTGGCGGCGATCGACGAGGTGATCCCGCTGGTCTGCACCTCGGGCAAGGACGGGCTGCGCGTCGTCCCCCGTGCGGGCGGGGTCAGCGCAATCCTGACACTTCCTGCCCAGCTTTCATTCCGCGAGCGTGCGCAGGAGGAAGGCCGCCACAAGCAGCGCGCCGGTGTACCCGCGCGCGAGCCGGCAGCCTTGCGCTACTATGACGAGGAGCGCGATTATCAGCCGGGCGTGCAGCGCGCGCTCGGCTCGCGGCGGTTCGGGCGCGAGCTGATGCTGGAGCTGCCTGCGACTATGGTTGCCGGTGACGCACGGCAACTCGCCAATGACCGCGCCAACCGTGCGCGCTGGCAGCACGAGACGATCCTCTGGCGGATCGGCGAGCTCGATCCCAGGCTCCAGCCGGGCGAAGTGGTACGCGTGCCCGACACCCCTGGCATGTGGTTCGTGCGCAGCTGGGAATGGATGGATCGCGGCGTTGAACTGGTACTCGAACGTGTCCCGCCGAGCCTGATGGCGCAGCCGCCGGGCGATCCGGGCGCGTCCAATCCCCCGTCAGACCAGACCTTGCCTCAGACCAGCCTTGCCGCCTTCGAAGTTCCGGCGGATTCCGGGGCAGGCGCATCGACCCCGCTGATTTTCGCTGCCGCATCGGCTGCCAACAGCGCTTGGCGCGGCGCGGCGCTCTACCGCGTTCAGGGCAGCACGCTGGTCCCGCTGGGCAGTTCGGGCACTGTGCGGGCAATCATGGGCACGCTGGCAGAACCGCTCGGCCCGTCGCCTGCCACTCTGTTCGAGCCCGATGCCAGTCTGACAATCGAGCTTGTTGCCGATGACCTGTCCTTCACCGACACCGACATTGACGGGCTGGCGACGGGAGCCAACCGCCTGATGGTAGGCGGCGAGGCGATCCAGTTCGCCTGCGCCGTCCCGCTGGGCGCGCGCCGTTGGCAATTGTCCGGCCTTTTGCGGGGACGGGGCGGTACGGAGCCGGAGGCAGCAGCCGGACATCCGCCGCAGACGATGGTCGCCCTGCTTGATGACAGTCTGGTGCCCCTCGATCCTGCGGAAGTGCCGCCGATCGCCTCGACCCGGATCGCGGCCATCGGAACCGGCGATGCCGACGCGGTGATTGCCCCTCTGGCCAACCCCGGATTGTCGCGCAGGCCGCTGGCGCCGGTTCATGCGCGCGTCCTGGCGGATGCCACAGGCGCCTGGGAGCTGTGCTGGACACGGCGGGCGCGCGGCCATTGGCGGTGGGATGACAGCGTCGACGTGCCGTTGGTCGAGGAGCGGGAGGCCTACTTGGTCGGCTACGGACCTACCGCCGCGCCCTTCACGGCATGGTCGCTCGGGGAAGCACGACTGCGCCTTTCGCAGGCCGAGCGCGCCGTGCTGCTCGCGACCTATGGGCCAGCCCCTTTGTGGGTGAAGCAGGTCGGCACATTCGATCTCTCGCACGCCCTGTGTCTGGCCGAAATCCGCTGAAACAAGGAAGCCATAAATGTCTGAACTGATTGCCTTTCCCTCAGGCACGCCGAATGCCGGCCTGCCCCTGCTGTTTGCCGGACAAGCGCAGAAGGAATTCTTCGTCAACCAGTCGCTGGCGATCCTTGATGCTCTGGTGCCGCGGGCGTTGGTCGCGACACTGGCAGCGCCGCCCGCCGCGCCGGAGGAAGGCGCATGCTAT